TGCGGCCGATCGCCGAGGCAGTGCCAGAACAGTCCCACGATCTCGCCCAGCTTCAGGCCACCCGCCGCCGCGCGCTCGACCAGCTCGAACAGCGATCCGAGCTCCGCCTCGGCCGCGACCAGCGCCTCGAATGTCGGCCGCAGTGTCAAGCGTTCGCCGGCGACTTCGATCGCAGCCTCGCCGCGGACCGGGTTCACAGCGGTGCCACCTGGCCGGAGCTTTCGAGGTTCAGCGCGTAGTTGCGCTCGCCATTATAGTCGCCGGCATAATCCAGGCGCGTCACCAGGAAGCGGCCGCGCATCCGCTCGCCGCTTTCGAAGCTCAGCTCGTAATCGTCGATCGAGCCCGCGAGCGCGTTGGTCTTGAGCCGCGCCTCGGCCGAGGATCCGGTGAAGATCCCGCTTGCCGCGACCGACACCGAGCGGATTCCTGCCCCGGACAGCAGCTCCCGCCATCCCCCCGAGTCCTTCGAGGTGACGTTCACGGCTTCGCCGTTCACCGACATCTGCGTCGTCCGCATGCCGGCGACGGTCGCATAAACTGGCGGATTTCCGCCGTTTCCTACCTTGAGCAAAAAGGCGCTTCCCTTCTCCGCCGTCATGGGTCTAATCTCCGTTCGTTCCGAGCTAGGGGATTGGAATTGAACATGTTTTCAACTTCTCTGATCGTCTCGCTGCTCCTCTCGACGCAGATCATGGCTAGCGCCGAGCGTCAGCGTTTCTCCACCTGCCTGCGCGCATTCGTCGACGAGAAGGTCGAGGCGCGGGTTGCCGGAGATGCATTCGACACCGCGATCGCGACGGCGTGCGCCCAGCAGGAAACAGCCTATCGCACCGCCTATGTGGCCGCCGCCGTGCGAGTCGGCGACAGCAGGACGTCTGCCGAGCGCGACGCGACGCTCGAGGTCGAGGATCTTCGCGAAAACTATAAGGGTATCTTCCACGGCCAGACCGATCCCGAATAAGCCGGATCAGCCGTCGCGGAGCATCCGCGCCCGATATTCGATTACCGCCGCCCATCCCTCGCGCGGCACAGCGACAATGCGGCTTCTGACTAGTCTCATCGTTACCAGCCGCCACGGCTGCATTGCGTTCGGAAGCGTCGCCAACGCAGTTTCCGCCTCCGTCACCAGCCGACGCAAACGCAGCGGTCGCTCGCCCTTGTCGCGTATCGTCGCTGCGATCCGCACCTCGCGGCCTTCGCCGCTCTTGTGGCCCCAATCTGCTTCGATATCGATCGTCACCAGCGCATGCGGGACTGCCGCCTGGATGGGCGGCGCGTCGTAGACCCGGCCGATCCCTTCGATCGCGGACAGGGCAGTGACCGCCGCCGCCTGAAATGCGTCGCCCGCCCCGGTCATCGCATCCTCCCAATCGAGGCCCGCATCTCCGAATCGAGCGTCAGCCTCCGCTTCAGCCCACGACCGGAGAGGCGAACGCCTGCATCCGTCCGTTCGATCTCGATGCCGCGCGGCAGGATTTCCCGCAGCGTCGCGGCAACTGCCATACCCCGCTGATCGGCGCGGACGCGGGCCAGGCGGCGGGCCGCCTGCTCGAGGCGCTCGAACATCATATCAACCTCAGTCGGCGATAAGGCAGCCACAAAGCGGTCACCGCCGCCGGCGGCCCGCCCCCCTCCTCGCCTTCGCGGTGGGTGTAGATATGTGCCGCCATCCGCACGATCCCCTGGCGCAACGGCTCGGGGACTCCGTTCCAGTCGGCCGACTGGCCGGCGCGAAAGGAGACCTGGACCCGCACCGTGCCGCTCCGAATGACCCGAACCCAACCGTCGCCAGCGGCATCGATGTCGATCGCATAATCGCCGGACTGGAGCGCGGCGGTTTCGCCGGATGGGGCGAGCGAAGACACCCCGGTTATCGATCGGACCGGCGCCTGGGCGAGCCGCATCCAACAGGGCTGCGCGGGCTGAACCTCGTTCACGTCGCGCTCGATCAGTGCGAGCCTGGTAAATGCCTCGCACAGCTCGGATGCGCTTCGAAGAGCGGCTGCGAGCAGCGCGTCTTCGTCGCTCCCGACGACCCGCAAATAGGCCTTCAGCGCGTCCACCGGTACGGTCGCGGGCGGCGGGATGAGCGTCGCCATCACCGTTCCTCCACCCGAAGGGCCACCGAGCGCTCGTCGATCGTCGAATCGGACAAGGTCACGCGGTTCGTCAGCGTGTAGACATGGCCCGCAATCCCGCCGGAGATCCGGACGGCGCTCTTGAGCAGGCCGAAGCTGCTCGCCTCGATGGAGAGGCCGCCCGGTTCGTCGGGTGACGCGGCCCAGCTGCTCCCGATGATCGTCTGGCCGTCGAGATAGCCGCCGCCCCAGTCGATCTCATAGTCGATCCGCGATCCCGGATCCTTCAGGTAGAACGACATCTCTCGATCCTCTCTGTCACGGTCGCGTCGCGCGTGCCTCGGTCTCCGCCGGGATCCGGGTGCCCCGCCGCTCCGGGTCGCCGGTGGACGACGGCGAGACGCCCCCCGGCCCGGGCCCGATCACCTCAGTCGCGAGGACACGGAGCGACGCCGCAGCGATCGGCGCCGCGGCGATTGCGCGGCCCAGCATCTCAGCTTCCGATCAGGCCATGGGCGGTCAGGTCGTCGATCAGCGCCTTCAGCCTTTCGGCCAGCTGCCCCGTCGTCGCCGTCGCCGTGTCGAACCCCGTCCGGGTAGCGGTCCCGGAGGGTGCGCCCCAGCCGCCCCGCCGCCCGCCCACGACCTGAACGTCGGATATTGAAAGCGGGCCTCCGAAATAGCCGGCCCCGAGGGCAACCAGATTGCCGACCGGGCTGATCCGGGCGACGTTGATGCCGTTGACGTAGAAGGTGAACTCGGACCCTTGGAAGCGCAGCAACCGGTAGGCCGCCGCCCCATAATCGTAGGCGGTGCAATAAGCGGTGGTGCTGGCATATTCGAGGAAGAAGCCTTTCCCGGTCGTCGGTGCGGCGCCGTCGAAGCGGCCGCCGTTCGACGAGTAGATGCCTGCTCCGGTGACCGTCCCGCTCGCGCTGATCGATCCGGCGCTGAGCGTCCCGGTCAGCGTCGGGCTGGCGGATAGCACCGCATTGCCGGTTCCAGTCGTGGCCGGGACCGCGGCGAGCGTTCGCCCGGCCGCCGTGAAGGTTGCGAGCGCCGCGGTGCCGGGGCCGGTGAAATAAGGCAGGCGGTCGGCGGCACTGCTGAGCCCGGCCATCGCGCTGAGCTCGGAATCCAGCGGCTGCTTCCCGGCCAGCGCCGTCGCCACGGTCGCCGCATGGTTCGGGTCGTTGCCGACCGCGGCAGCAAGCTCGCCGAGCGTATCGAGGCTTGCCGGCGCCGATCCGACGAGCCCCGCAACCTCGCCCCGCACGAAGGCCGTGCTGGCAATCTGCAGGCCGTTTGTTCCCGGCGCGGCGGTAGGAGTCGTCGGTGTGCCGCTGAACGCCGGCGAGGCGATCGCCGCCTTGCCGTCAAGTGCCGCCCCCAGGCCGGCCACGTCGGCCATTGCGTGAGCATGGGAAGAAGCCGCCTTGCCGTCCAGCGCCGCGCCGAGGCCGGTCACGTCCGCGATCGCGTGGGCGTGAGAAGAAGCCGCCTTGCCGCCGAGCGCCGAGTCCAGGCCAGCCACATCGGCCATCGGATGAGCGTGGGAAGAAGCCGCCTTGGCCTCGAGTGCAGCGCCGAGCCCGGACACATCGGCCATTGCGTGAGTGTGAGCAGAAGCCGCCTTGCCGCCGAGTGCGGCGTCCAGGCCAGTCACGTCGGCCATCGGATGAGCGTGGGAAGAAGCCGCCTTGCCCTCGAGTGCAGAGCCGAGCCCGGACACATCGGCCACTGCGTGATCGTGAGAGGAAGCCGCCTTGTCGGCGAGCGCCGCGCCGAGGCCGGTCACATCGGCTACGGCGTGATCGTGAGAGGAAGCCGCCTTGCCGGCGAGCGCAGTGGTGAGGCCGGGCACGTCGTCGATTCCGCCGACGCCGCCGCCGGGGGAGTCCGCGAACCAGGCGGCGGCGACCGTCAGCGCGACCGTCTTCAGCCCTTGCGAAAAGTCGGCCGCGGCGCCGTCCGCGGAGGAAGCCAGCGGCGAACGCTGCAATGCGCCGGCGACAATCTCCCCCTCGCCCGTTTCCCACTCCGCCGGATGGGTCACGCCGGCGATGCAATAATGGAAGCGCGCGC